AGCAGAAATAGAGCAACATAAACCATACACGGCTTACAAAGCCGTACAGAAGTTCCCCGTTCTTGAGGGGTACTTACACCACTTTTCACACACTTCCATGATGAATGAGATACCGGGCCTTCTTTCTTTCTTTTTTATTCAAGGGCAAGTTGCCTTACCCTATGTTCGTATTCCTACCGGTGACTCCCACCTTGACCCCCGTGTACATGTATTTTGGATTCAACCTTCTCGTACTGGTAAGTCAATCGCTTGGAACTTTATCAGTGAAATTATGGAAAGAATAAATGTCCCGTATGATTCATTTGCATCCGGTACAGATGCCGGTTTGATTGGTTCCACCAATGCAGTGCTTGATGAAAACCATAAACCCACAGGAGAGTTTGAAACCGTTCCCGGCTTACTCGCAGGGCGTAAGGCCATCAACTTCGATGAAGGGTCTATCCTACTCACTCCAAATAAACACAGTCAAGAAACTGTACTGTACCTACAAACAGCGTGTAATGCCGTTGGTAGCAATAGCAATGTACTGGTAAAACACATGAAGGGGAATAAAATTGAGTGTGATTCTTTGGTATCTTTATGGATTACCACATACCCACCAAAGGGTGTTAAGGACTATGTGTTGACAAAAGGTATCTTTCAGCGTGTATTGCTGTACTGGGCGCATTGGGACATGGGTATGCGGCAAGAGGTGAGCAATATTCGTCTTGGAACCTTTTGGCAAAGGCCCAAAGAAAGTGATTTGACTAAAGACGATGTTTGTGATTACTTTGATGAAACACAAAAGCGACTACAGACCCGATTAAGGGACTTTGCACAAATACCGTGGTCAGTTTGGGATGAAATGAATGATGAAGACCGAGAAGCATTGGTACAACACCACATGTGGGACATGTTCAAACCGGGCTTGAATTACACAAAAAGTTTGAGAGATGCATCGGAAGAGATTTACGGAGAACTCGTTAAAATGAACCCTACCATGTCGGAAATCGTAGCATCATTCACACCGGGTATTGAGAACTACCTCGGTATCATTTCCCTTCACATGGCACTACTCGATGAGTCATGGGAAATCAAAGAAGAACATGTTGAGATGGCTCATGAGATTTTACACGACCTGTTCCTAAACCTTATCTCATGGCTTGAAGACTCCGTTGAAGTGAACGGAAACAAGGCCAAAGAGGGTAAGTTGCTTGAGCAGATGCTCAAAGCGTACAACGATAGCGTGGGCTATGAGATTGAAGGACATAGCGGTGAGTGGCGTAGGAAGCAAGCGGTACTCACAATGTACACCGAAAACACCGGAGTATCGAAGAGTACAGCAGAAAGACATTTCAAAGATTATGCTTCCAAGATGTTTAACAGCCGCAAGCAAGGCAAGCGGATTTACTACCAACACAAGGCGGCGAAGAAATGAGTGACATAATGGCATTGGATATTGAAACAGGCAACTACTCGTGGGAAATTGGAGGATGGGATAAGACCGCCTCCTTTGAGCCTACAGTTGTTGCTACATGGAACGGCAACGATGGTACGGTGTATTGCAATAAGTCACTGGACATTGATGCCACAGTGAAAGAACTTCATCCTCGTACACTCGGTGAGGACTTAGCAAAGCATGTGGCTGGCGGTGGCGTTGTCATCGGTCATAACATCAAGGGATTTGACTTACCTGTACTTCGTGATGCACTCGATTGCTGGACAGCGGGTGACATACTCGGTAAGGCCGATGCAGTCATTGACACAAAGCACTTGGTACAGAAGGCGGCAACAGCCGTTGGTAAGGTATCAACAACTCTCGGTATGCTAACAAAGACCACTTTAGAGGACAATAAGTTAATGAACAGTGAAGATGCGCCTTTAGCATGGAGAGCGGGTAAATTCGATGAGGTAGCCAAATACTGCCTTAGCGATGCCCAACTTACATTCGACCTATATCAATTCGGAAAGAGTGAGGGGTATATCAAATCACGACATTTGGAAACTGGTGAAGTGGTCGAAATAGAAGTGGAATGGTGAAGACATGACGGAGATAGAAAGCACAAAGAGCAAAGCACAGATACACAACATCCGAGCGGCAAAGACGGTAGCAGATACCGTCAAATCGACCCTCGGACCTATGGGTATGGACAAACTGATGGTTGACGGTGGAGGTGGTGTTATCGTGACAAACGATGGTGCTACCATCTTGCGTGAACTCGATGTATCTCACCCCGGTGGTAAGATGATTGTTGAAGTAGCGAAGACACAAGAGAACCTATGCTATGACGGTACTACAAGTACGGTCATTCTTGCAGGTCAACTACTCGGAAACAGCGAAATGCTGTTTGAGAAGGGATTGCACCCAAATGTGATTTGTCGTGGTTATCACGAGGCATCACAAATGGCCGTTGAGTACCTTCGTACTAACATTTCACTCACAAGCAATGAGCGAGCCGTGTTGGTATCAGTTGCTAAAACTGCTATCACAGGTAAAGCACTTGAGAACTCACTCGATGCCGTCGCTGAACTATGTGTGGCCGCTGTCGAGAAGGCTGGCGATGCTGAAAGCGTGAAGGTCGTGTCCTTCCCCGGTGGTTCACTCGATGACTCGTACTTGTACGAAGGGTCGATTGTGAACAAGGACTATGTGCTTGAAGGCGAGGATGCCTACAGCAACATCGTTCTGTTGAACACCGGCCTTGAGAACGAGAAGAGTGAAGACAATGTACAGGTCCAACTTGATGCACAGTCATTCCAATCATACAAATCATCGGGTAAGGCAAACCTCATCTCAACGGCTAAATTGCTTGTGAAAGCAATGCCGAAGGGTGGCGTAGTCTTTGTCCGTGATGCGGTCAATGACCATGTTTGCGCCCACCTCAAGAAGCACAACATCATGGTTGCTCGCAGGGTTCCCGAATCAACACTACGCTCATTGAGCAAGGTCACTGGTGCTACTGTGTACCAAACAGCCGAGGAAGTCGATACCGCTACCAAGTGTACGATTGAACGACAACGACACAACGATGTGTGGTATCTCTTCGTACAGGGTAATGTCAAGAGTGATGAAGCAACACTCGTGCTAAGGGGTGCTACTACGCATACCCTTGAAGAAGTTGAGCGTGGTTTCGATGACGCTCTTGGTGTCGTATCATTAGTGTTGAAGAACGGCAACTTTGTTGTCGGTGGTGGAAACGCATACGCTCGTATGTCAGCCCATCTACGCCAACACGCCGCACAAATAGGTGGTAGGGCGCAGATGGCGATTGAAGCCTTTGCTGATGCCTTAGAGTGCATCCCTGCTACCATTGCCGAGAACGCTGGGCATGACCCACTTGATACAGTTCTCGCCATCCGTCACGAAATCCTACAGGGGAACCGTGAGATTGGCCCCGATGTACACAACGGTGGTGTGTGTAGTATGATGGAACTCGGTGTGTATGAACCCGCCGAACTTGTTCGTCAAGCAGTGTTGAGTGCCAGCGAGGTCACCAACTCCATCCTACGCATTGACGATATTATTGCACGAAGGCCAGCACAATGAACAGATACATTTGCCCATTTTGCGATGAACCATGCGAAGTATTGGTTGATGGAGATTTTTGTGAGGCTTGTTTCGATGGGGCGACTGTTGGAGAAGTTAAAAGTAAAGTGTAGGGCTTGTGCCCATTGGCACATAGCACGACGCATATCGGCTCGCTACCTTGATGATGAGCGTGAGCGATTCCTGTTGCTACAGTGTAGGCAATGTGGGCACTATTGGCAAGATACCGCAATTAAGAAAAACAACAGTGAAAGTAGTTGAGAATAATTTTTCTTCTTCTATTTTGAATCGCCCTATTCACACTAACCGAACAAAGGTTGGGCTATTACCACTTACTGTACAGACGAAACGACCGTACCCACTTGCGGCAATAGTAGCACCTGCAAAGGTGGCGGTGTCACCAGTGTCTTGATTCAAAATCTCAACGATATATCCCGCAGGGAACGCACCATTGGTAGTAATACCACATGTACCACTTCGTGCGGTCAAAATCAAAATGTTAGCATCAGTTGACTTAATTACCAATGTTGTAAGGGCTGTTGTCAACACACGGTCAAACACTGAACGAGTGAAACGGGCGGCGTGAGTACCACTGTAGTACAACACATCCTTATCGTTGTCACCTGCTGTAGTGCTGGCGATTTGTGCCCCAAAGGATTGCCACATTGCACCAAAGCGTGAGCCAGTAAGACCACCCACTTCACCACTGTGGAAGTTATCGAGTTTTGTATGTGATTCAATAGAGTCAGTGGATGTAATGTCACCACTGGTGACGGGTGAGAAGTACATTGGTGATGGTCGAATGAACACACGCTTGTCATTCACTTCTGTGATAGCCAATTGTATGTTATCTCCCCCAGCGTCATGAACGACACGGAGGACAGCGAGAACGAGTGTTTGTTTATTTGCTAAAGCGGTGTATGAGGAACTTACATTTCTTGAAGGGTTATCAAGAAAACTTTTAGGGGAAGCAGGGTAATTGTTAGTGCCTACAGTAGTGGGTGTGCCTAACTCCCAATAAATATGTTTTACATCAGTATGGTCATCAGCACACACATAGACGACAACGAGTGCTTCTTGACCACTGGTAAGGTTTGATGGTCCACTATTATGAGAATTACTGGCACTGCTTGTATTCAGTGTGTAAGTTGTTGTTGCACCCACACCACCTGCAAATTGATACATGACACCATCAAGAACAGCGTACCCACCTTTCACAGTGAAAGTAGTACCACTGGCATAATTGACAGCACCGGGTAGGTTGGCGGGGGTATTCCTGTCACCTTCGCCTACGGAGGTGTCGTCGTACATCATGATACCATTACCGTGTACACCCTCAATCATGTTGGTGAGTGTAGGTGATATGATGTGTTCACCATCAGTTAAGCCATCAGCGTTAGTCGCTGTTGTCACTGTCAAGTTCTTATTCGTATGTCCCGATACCGGATTGCCGTTTCCCATGTCATGCCACCTCAATTAAAATTTCAATGTTAATTTCATTTGCCGATGTTTTGATAATCGGCTTTGTCGTATAACGAGCGACTGGTGTGAAGTCGGAGGTGCTACGATTCTGTATGTACACCTCACGAATCTTATCATCGAATGCATCATCAATACTCATGGATGCTTCGACAAGGAGAGCAGTGTCGTCAATAATCGTCACTGTCGGCGTGAGGACAACGGCAGGGCGACCAGCCGCTCCATCCTCCGAAGTAGCCGGTGTACCGTCGAAACCTACCACTACTTCGTTGATGTTATCAGCGATGGTCTGTAGGAGCAAACGGCGTATGTGATTCGATACTGGCATGTCAATAACTCCTGTACTCGGATTTGTTTACACCTATCGGTAGCCCTTCTCCACCAATTTTGCCTCTTGTCTTCGTGCCTTTAACCCCTCCGATGAGGAAGGCGGTGTTGTGTACACCTCGTTCTGTCACTGTGGAAGTAATACGCAACTCAATCTTACCAAACATGGATAGGTTCTCTTCGACAATCTGTACATAGGTGAGTGGTGCTTCTGTGCCGGAAACAGCATTTGCTCCCTCGCTTATGCCTTGCAGTACCCCTTCTATACCCGACTCGATGTTAAGCATGGTTAGGTCGGTGTAGCCTGTGAGTGGTGTGTGTCTTGCTTCTGTGATGACACGGTTTACCCCACCGTACTCGATGGTCATACCGGGGCGTAGGTGGGTCAAACCCGGATGCCCCTCACTGCTGATTGCACCAGCAGAAAGCGTATTACCTCGTAGGATTTGACGACCCACACTCTTTGCCTTTCTGCTTGAGCGTACAGTCATATCAACGATAGGTGCGGGTTCTTCTCGTATCTCACCGTTGATACCGCTTTGTCTTTCAGTATCATTAACAGTGACAATAACCAAGTCATTCAATGCCATTGGTTGTCCTTGTACTGTGATTCGATTGGGTGTGTTGTCCACGGGGTCTGTGCGGGTCGAGCCAAAGTGGAAGTCAGCATCCACTGTAGCAGTGGCTTCACTGAATGTGATAGGTACATAGAGCATATTACCAAACCGGTCCATCAACACCATACGGCTGTCGTGTCGTCCAATGAAACGCAGTGCTGTCATCAAGTTGACATTAGCGAAGTCTTGACCGAGGAAACGATTGGAGTGCATTCTTCGACCATTGTTGTTGTTTGTAGCGGCCATGTTGCGGCCAATGTTGAAACTGTTCATGCTCGTAGTAGCCTGTTGACCTAAGCGAATCGCCATGTCGGTAGTACGAAGACCAACATCAATCGGCTGTCCCAACTTAACTTCACGCTCAAAGAAGCCGAGGTCGTTAAGTGTTTTACCTTTCATATTTCTTAAGTTCATTAAGATACCAACCGTGCTTGACTCAAGCGTTGAGGTCACCAAGCGTTGGGCTGGGTTGTCGGCGTTGTAAACAAGCATTGGTTTGTTGGTTGAACTCAATACATTGTCGCCTAAAAAGGGTACTGCGGTACTACTGTGGCCCGGAGTTTCTTTATGTGTGATTTGAATTGACGACTCACCCTCAACGATTTGATAGCGAGTTTCGGGCATGACTTGGAAGGTGGATGCGTTGCTGTTTTCAATAGTGACCTTCGCCTGTACGCCTGTACTCGTGTCCACCTTTGCATGATGAACGGCGTTGTCAACAAACACTGGCTTACGCACATGGTCCATCACTGCGGGCATGTCGGTATTGAAACGACCAACAACTGTGTTCTTGATTACCACCATGTCACTGCCCCGTTATTTCGCCCCTTGAGCCAAAAGTTCTTGGTTGTCGTTGGTCGTGAGTGTAATAATCTTTAGGTATTCGCACCAGTCTTTCGGGTGGGATATTTTCGGTCACCCATGCTTCCGGCCCTTCAATTCCCCATCCTTTATTTCTAAATTCACCCTGTACTTCTTTAATCGGTTTTCTTACACCGACCCTTGCACGATAAGGAAAATCACTCATTACATCTGTTCTTCTTATCGGGCTAAACCAATTACCGGGTTTATCAAAATCAAACAACTTAACATGTGATATGATACCGGCATCAGCCTTTTCTCTAAAATACTTTTCCCAATCTCTTGAATAAGAAGAAAGAGGTTCGGGTTTTAATCCTTGACGGAACACTTGTTCTGCGGGCTGTTGCATGGAAACCGGCATAGGGCGAACAGGGGTATTCCTATATTCGGGTATTCCCGAATCTACCATCCTTTGCATTTCATTGTTTTCAAAAAATTCAGCAGTAGGGTGGCTTCTTTGCATCGTCACCGGCCCATACGAACTGGGAAAGTCGGGGTGGAACTCACCCAATTCTGTTTGGCGTGAAGCCTTGAGAAAATACCATGCCTTCTCAAACACCATATCAAGCCTCATGATTACGAATTGGGAGTGTATGGTGCTCGTTGTGGTCCCATTGTTTGTAATTCACGAGGCATAAGTTCGTCGGGTGGTGCCCTAAAAAAATCCCTTCTTGTGTCACCCATTGCTACTTCGGGTTTTTGACGACCATGATATTCTTGACCCTCATGCCTATATGCGTTCCATTGAGGATGAAATGAAGTAGGCGTGTCAACTAGTTGCCTAAATCTAAACGCTTTATTGCCGGTCGTGGGTGAACGGTGTGGGTCGTCGGGACTTGTATATGGCGCAGGGAACCCTTCTTCATCCGTTGGATAACCCTGTTTAGTTGCAGTAGGCACATCCCTAATTCTATTTTTATTCTTTAGTGAATCTTCATACAACTCATGAGGGAAATTTTTTGGGTCTAACTCGTACCCTTCCGTGTCTGTTGGTTCGGGGATTATCTTTCCTTTACCTTCCTCATAAGGATTTCTTCTGTTTAGCATACCTACGATTGCAGGGTGCATAGTTTTCAATCTTTCTTGAATCCTCAATTGGTTTGGTGCTACTTGGTAGCCACCTTGATTTGTAAAAGCCGTGTCCGGGTCTATTGTTTCAGTATAAAGTGAATCTTCGGGCAAAGCCTTCAATAATTTCCATGCTTGTTCAAACGGTTGATTCATTAACAATTCCACCTTTTTAGTGATGCGCCTTTAGGAGTAAGTTTACCCTTCTTGCTGGTTGCTCCTTTCATGCCACTCATTCGAGCGCAAAAAGACTTTCGCCTCTTAGCCTTTTTCGAGCCGGGTTTAAGTTTGCTCGGTTTAGTCGTTACAGGGGGTTTGAGGTTTGCTCCGCTCTTACGCTTGGCGGCGGCACGGCCTTTAGCGTTCAGTCCACCTTTTTTGCTGTGCTTGTTTGGATTGTAGCCGTGGAATGGTTTCTCTTTTTTGGCTTTTATTACAGCGAAAGCAAGGTCAGCAGGTGAGCAACAATTACAAAAATCGTAATCCGTCATGCGCCATCACCTGTGTGGTCCGTTGAATTGTAGTCAACATCTCCTTTATGTCCTTTTGGATGAAGGGATTGGGAGAAGCGTGGTTGTACGGTGAAGTCCTTACGGACAACGCTCTCATCGCTTTCCACGGATGTGCGACGGCGTGATGCGTCAGCACGATAATGTTCCAAAGTATTTTCACTGATAATTACACGAGTGACTTCATTGTCAATTTTACTGCTATCAAAGCCGCTATCGCCCGTTCCGATAATCTTTGGTCCTTGACTCATAGGTACGGTGTCACTTGCGCTAATGTCCATGTAATACGCAGGTGTGTAAGGTGGGTTAGTGTCGGGGTTGGTGGCACGAATGTACGAACCAACCGATGCCTTACCGTTATCCACATCATACACATAAAGCCCATACTTTCCGCCAGCGGTAGCACCGAAGTAATTGCTACCATACTGCGGGGCTGATGAGTGCAAGTTGAGGTTGGAACGGAACATTTCAGCGTGTTGTTTGTCCAGTAATCGAACTGGGCGCATCATGTATGTGACCTTCTTATCTGTCACATTTGTACGCACATGTCCGTTAGTGTCCGTTTGGTATGGGTTGCTGGACTTCCACGCAGATGCCGCAGTGATACCATACTTTTCGGCAAGATAACCTTCAACTTGTTGTAGTTCTGTAGTGCTTAATGCTCTATTGAATTGAATAATTTCAGCAATCTCACCCACATACGGTGCTGATGATGTGTTTAATGTACCTATGTTTTGTGCATCAGCCGTTGATTTGTAAAAATTAGCAGATTGAGTGCCTATTTGAGTACCATCTACCCTTAGCAATTGAGTAGCAGAAGCACCTGCGCCATCACCACCGCTTATTTGCATGGTGATGATGTCGGGTGTGTTGAGTGTAATAGAACCCGTAGCAGATTTCAACGCTTTCCAAGTTGTATCAGCACCAGCCCAATACTCCCATTGATTATTTGAACCTGTCATATCGGCATATAGATTGTACCCCGACCTCGTGACAGGAGAGGCACTTCTACTTTCATAACCTAATTGATTAGCATTGTTATCACTGTTCACAGCACCTACGAAAAATATTGTAAATTGATTTGTATTCAAATTAGCATCGAAAGCCAATTCAAGTTTATCTCCACCATCAAATCTTAACACAGGCATGTTATTAAAATCGGATTCACTTGCGATATATGTTGGCTTTTTACTACTTGTAGATTGAGTAAAGTTTCGATTATTTCCACTCGTATCAGCCCATGTTGATACACTTTCACCATCAGTCAAATCGAGGCTGTCGGCTTTAAGCCACAACACCATACCCGATGTTGGTATGCCTCCCCATTCAGTGTCGTCAATAGGTGAAAGATAGTTGCGGGTTTCAGCGAGGTAAGTACCACCAAGCGGGTTGAAGTTTGAGGTGTGACTCATACGCAACACACCGCCTTGAGGTTGCCCTCCGAAGTCGAGTGCAGTGAGGTCGTAGTTGCCTATAGTTTGAGAGCCAGTTTGCATACCGCCCTGTAGCACAACACGCTGTCCTACATTGCGGTCTGTGTGTAGGCTGTGCGCCTCGGTGTTAATGATGATTTGATTGGTGTCCACACCTTGTAGGTTTTCGGTGTCAAGACCGATACGGGGGCTACTGCGGCTTATAGCATCCTTGTGAGGTGAGTCACCAACGATGTTCTCCATGCGGTCACTCACTACTGCTTCGGGCTTGAGTAGTCCATCTTCTGCAATCTCCAAGCGTGAACTGATACCACGAGGTACTTCATCGGCTTGCAGTGTATCGTTTCTTGCACGAATAAATCCATCATTGAGGATAGGCTCGGCGGTGTGATGAGAGAGGACAAGACCCGTGGTGTGTATTGGTTCACTCAATGCGGTGAGTACATCTTCGTTGAATTGAGTTGGGTATCGAATACCTCGACCATTACCCATGTCACCCACACGCTGTGCGTTTGATGGCATGAACACATCAACCAGTGTTGTTGAGTCACTACTATTGGTGTTGTTTAACCGACCACCAAATCTCGGTACGGTCGCTGAAATATCCAATGCCGAGTCTGCCGCATTGGTAAGTCCCTTCAAGTTGACAAGGTGCTTTCCGTTGTTGTGTATTCGCTGATACGGTGTACGGTTGTTGCGTCGGTCATACTCGTATGCGTCACCCGCATCCCATGATGGGCGAATACCGAATGAACGGACAGGGAAGCGGCGAACATCTTCACCACGGGTGTTGCCCCACCAATCAACGAGGTAGTATTTTGCCGCACTCTCAATCGAGTCCAAGCCCTTACCGTTGCCATCGCCCCACCAATCACGCAGTACAGTAGCACTGTTGCGTAGGGTGCGTACAGGGCATCCGAACGGGCGGGTGAAGCGTACACCGTCGCTGTACCGAACTTGCCATTCCGGTTTGTCAACGCCGAGCATACCGGAGAAGTTAGTTTGTCGTTCCATAATACCAGTGTATGTGTTAGGGAATGTTGGGTTTGAACTACCGTTGCCGCCAGCGTAAGTCCATGTTTGAGTTTCTTCTTGTACAAACGGACCATGCTTGTACGCAACGCTGGCGTTGGTTGCTGTTATTGCTGTTTCACGCAATGCTCGCAAACCGTACATAGACCACTGCGGCTTGTTGTATGGTTGGCGTAGGCCAAAGCGATAACCGAATGGGCGTGGCCGTGTTGGGTTGCTGATGCCATCATACGATGACTTGCTGATACCACTACTCGGTGCATAATCACTGTTATCAGCATCATAGTCACCATCGGTCCAAATTGGCCCGTCAAAGCCGTAATCCCGTGGGTATTCCCAAGACGATGAAACATAGGCGTAGCCATCAAGACGGCTCACCAGTGGTCCACCACGGCTACCACTCGGCCAAAAGTGATTGAGCATACTCTTGGTGGCTGTATCACTGCTGTCCGATTGTCCACCTTGCATAAGTCCTGTTCCTATTGTGGTGTCAATGGTTTGAGCAGTTTGAGGTGTACCGTCTGCACCTGTGTATATGACCGAGCCTACAGTAATTTGAGGTGGTAAAATATCAAACACTACTATGTTCGTACCTCCTTCTGCTACAGTACCATTGACTTGATACATGTGACCGTCAACAAAGATGTAAGCCCCATCTCCAATACCTTCACCACCGTTTGTTGTAATTGTGTGGTCAGCGGTTTGAGATACTACTTGACGAGTATGTGAAC